GAGCTTGGCGGCGTGAGCGGCCTGTGTGCTGGCTGTCTGTGTGTTGCGAGCCGAGGCGAAGGCGTTCGTTATTTCGGCCGCGCTGCGTCCGGCGTCGCGCATGGCGGCGGCGACGCGCTGTGCGTCGGCGGCAGCGTTGCCGGTTTGGTAGCTGCCCAGATGGACGCTTTTCCTGTCCACCCAGAGGCGCGCTCGGTGTGGTTTGATTGCCATGGACTGGCTCCTCGTCAATGGACTGGCATTTTTACGATGCCAAATTTGCCTCGATGCCAGTCCACGGAGTGTATGGCATCCAGCGCCCGAAGGGCTAAGTGATCAAAAAGTGTACTGCGTGGCACGCTCTTTGCCGGCTTGGACAGCAAAAGCGTCGTTCGGGACAGGAAAATAAATTCTCCTGTCCCGACAACAACGCTAGGGAAATCAACGGGTTAGCCCTTCGAAACACCCCCTATGGACAGGAGGACAGCAAAACTTCGAGGTACGGCTGTAAAACCAAAACACGGTTAGTGGCTACTAACCATTTTCACTATCGGTTTCTGGCGCCAACAAGCAATGGCGCGTTTTCCTGTCCACCTGTCCTGAACACCCGTTCAGCTAGGGCGTGGTTGCCGATGCGCGTTGCCGGTTGCGTGCTGTCTGTCGGCCTGGCTCCAGGCACCCACCTCGCCGAAGCGCGTACCACCCGGCCAAAAAATGGCACCACGCCCCTCGCGGAGCGTGGTGCAGGCGGCATCAGACCGTGTGGGTCCGTACCACCGTTTCGCGGTACTGCTCGTCGAGTTCCGCGTGGTACCGAGCCATATTGGCCTCGTCACGGTAGTCGTCCGAGCCCAGCTCGCAGGGCGGTACCCACCCGCCTTCCTCGCGGGCCTCGTACTCGCCGATGAGGTCGGCGAACTCGTCGGACACGGCGAAGTCTTCGACGAGCACGGAGGTGACGGCGTCCCCCGTGCTGAGGTACCACGCGGGTGCTTCCTGCACCGCACGCTCGATGCGCTGCAGGATTCCCTCCAGCTCGCGCCCGTCGATCAGGGCCGGCTCGATCTCCCGCCCCCGGGCGTAGGCCCCGGAAGCGGTGACCAGCGCCCGTAGGCGACGCTCGGCGCCATCCCAAGCGTCGATTACCTTCTCGGCGCTTTCGACGTTCCCTGCGCGCAGGCGGGCCCGGATCTCCTCAGCCTTGGCCTTCGTGGCCGCCGAGAGTCGTTCGTTCGCGAACTGTTTCTCGGCCGCCGTCGACTTGTCTCGCCGGGTGGGCGAGGTGAGGCTGTTGAAGACCCTCGCGAGCTGGTCGTCGAGCCAGCCCGCTCCCCCGCTACGGCAGCCGACCCCGATGAGGGACGCCATCCCGGCGTCGATGCGCTCGTCGCGCGCGGTCGGACGCAAACCCCGACGGGTGAGGCGCGACATGAGGCTGTACACGGCGTACGACGCCATGTCCAGCATGAAGCGCTTGCCGGCATCCGACGAGGGGGCCGCCGCGTGGAGCTTGTGGTAAAGGCTGAAGATCAATGCGAGTACGTCTTTCATGGCTAAGCCTCCTCGGCTGCAATAAGGATAGAAACGGGGTCAGAGTCAAAGGAAACTTCTTCGTCGGCAGTGTCCTGCCAGAACGATTCCGACAGGTCAGTGGCATCGACCCATTCGGGTCGGCCCCACTGCCCAGCGAAACCGGGCGCGTGATTTGGAATGCGCATGGCACCCTCCTGTGATGAGCGAGATTGCTCATTCACGCCGTGCTTTTAAAAAAGAATCGCCCCCGGCACAGGGCCAGGGGCGAGGATCAGAAGGGGATGTCGTCGTCGCCGTTGTCCGGCTTCGGCGGCGGCAGGACCCACGGGTTCGTCGCGTCCGCGACGAACCAGATCACCTCATCGTCGACCCCTTCCATCAGCGCGCGGGGCAGCATGCGCTCTGCAAGCGCGGCTGTTTCGTACGCGGGGTACGACTCATCGCGGTGAAACCCGCGCACTGTGTCGGTGCGCCTCACGGAGATCCAGATTGCGTACATCTCACACCTCCTCGGGGGCGTACAGCACCCCCGCAATCGTTACAAGCGTGAACACCAGCCACGGGATCAGCACGACGGCTGTCTGGATCAGAGCTTTGAGCCCGCTGGCTGCGAGCAGGGCGCTTCCGCCCAGCGTGAAGGCGAGCCAGACTATCAGCAGCATCAAGCAACGTTCGTTCATGTGACCTCCTTGTGGTCATGGTGATGAACGCCCTTGCCGTGCTCTTAAAAAAGAATTGCCCCCGGCACAGGGCCAGGGGCGAGGGGGGGCCGAATCACAGACACTTGGCACAGTAGGCCGCCTGCCAATCCGGCCAGCCCGGACGGGTCATCATGTGTGCGCGCTTCAGGTTCGCACGGCGCACCAATGGGTCGCGGTTTTCGTTGGAGGGCAGCGCGGCTTTCCACGCGCACTTGCCCATATCCCCCCAGTACTGGGGTTCCCCGATCCAGCGCGGGGCGCCGTTCTTGCGAGCGTACTGATACACCCGCTTCCACTCAGCCTTCGCGCACTTTTGCTTCTCTTTCATCTCTCAGTCCTCCAATGAGCGACATTGCTCACCCTTGCCGTGCTTTTAATGCAGCCCATCACCTATCACGGGACATGGGGCATGAGCCCGCTAACGGTTGGCTCGGTTGGGTGTACCGCAGCGAGCACTTCCGACGCGCGCGGCGCCGCAGCACGCGACGCGTGTCCCGTAGCAGGCGTGGGGTGATGTGGGGTACCACTGCCATAAAAGCGGCAGGGGGCCCCTGGCGAAGTGTGGCGGTGCAGGTGCGAGCGGACTCTGAACCCGGTGCCACTTTTTGTCGGAGTCACATATAAAGGAACCCGCGCTCATATCCCGCAATTCCGGGTACCCCACCCCCTTTTCAAAACGGTAAGCCCTTAAATTTTTTGCAAAATTCAACCGGCAGGTATAATGCGCCACTAAATAGCACTGCGAGTAACCATGCAGGACGTAACGCAAGCAGACGTCATCGCAACACCCCGCGGGCGTTTCTTAACAAGCCAGGAGCGTCAGTTCGTTGTGAACTACGCCTCCGGTATGCCCGTCCGCAATGCGGCAAAAACGGTTGGGATGACACCCGGCGAAGGGGTGAAGCTCCTTGATAGACAGGACATAGCCGAAACCGTCGGCGTGTTGCGCCAACAGCTCACCCGCGAATTGGGTTCTGTTATCACCCGGGACTTTGTCGGCGTGATGATCCTCGAGGCGCACAAGAAGGCGGCCACCGCAACCGAAGAAATCGCCGCAGCGCGCGAATTAGCCAAGCTCTACGGGCTTAACTCGCCAGAAAAGCAGGTTGTGGTGAACTACAACGTCTCGCGCGTCGAGCAACTCGAGACTCTCCCTGACCACGAGCTGGCGCGCATTGCCGGGCTCGATGACGCGGTTGATGCGCCGCTCCTGGACGCCGAATACTTGTGATAGTTACCTGCCCCGAGTGCGACAAGCCGACGACCCAGCTTGTGCTGGAGGCCCATGGGCGTTGCGCGGCGTGCGAGCGCGAGGACGACAAAGAGCTGCAGCGTGAGCAGGATCTGCAGGAGCTGGCCGCGCAGGAACGCGCAGCGGCCGAGGAGGAGCGGCGACGCTCAAAAGCCCCGCGCGAGCTGGTGCAGCAGGAGCTGGCACGGCGCGAGCTGGCCCGGCGCCACCTGTTGCCGTTCGTAAAACGGTTCAACGACACCTACGACGCCGGGTGGGTGCATCGGATCATCTGCGATGAGCTGGAAGCCTTTGAGGAGGCGGTCGTTCAGAAGCAAAGCCCGCGACTGATCATCGAGATCCCCCCGCGTCACGGTAAGTCCGAGCTGGTAAGCCGGATGTTTCCGGCGTGGTTTCTCGGCAGGAACCCCAAACTCGAAGTGATTGCCGCCTCCCACACGACCAGTCTGGCGATGGATTTCTCGCGCAAGGTGCGGGGGGTCTTCCGCAGCGAGGCGTTTGGCACGGTGTTCCGGGATGCGCGCATATCCGAAGATTCCCAGGCCGCGGAGCACTGGCGGACGAGCCACGGCGGGGGTTACACCGCGGTGGGCGTAGGCTCAGCCGTAGTGGGTAAGGGCGCCTCGGCGCTCCTGATAGATGACCCCGTCTCCGGTTCCGACGACGCCGAATCGTTCAACGCGCGCGAAGCGATCAAAAGCTGGTACCAGACGGAGGCCTACACCCGTCTCGCGCCTGGCGGCGGCGTGATGATCATCATGCAGCGGTGGCACGACGAGGACTTGAGCGGCTGGCTGCAGGCGCGCGCAGACAAGGGCGAAGGCGAGGCGTGGCGGGTCATCCGGTTCCCGGCAATTGCCGAGGAGGACGAGCCCAACAGGAAGAAGGGCGAGCCGCTGCACCCGAGCCGGTACTCGCTCGAGTTGCTGAACAACATCCGGCGCAACATGACCATGCGCCAGTGGGAGGCGCTCTACCAGCAGCGTCCTGTACCCGATGACGGCGCGTACTTCCTGAAGGACTTCTTCAGGTTCTACGACCCGGCTGACGTGCCGCCTCCCGATCAGCTCATGGTCTACAGCACCTGGGACTTGGCCATCGGGCAGAACGAACAGAACGACTACACCGCGGGGTTCACCGCGGGTTTGAGCGCCACCGACGACATCTACATCCTCGATCACCACCACGGGCGGTGGAACGCGATGGAGATGGTCGAGAAGATCCTCGATGACCAGAAACGCTGGGGCAGCCAGATCGTGGGGCTGGAGAAGGGTCACATCCAGATGACGCTCGGTCCGTTTATGAACAAGCGCATGGCCGAGCGCCGGCAGATGGGGTTCCTGCTCCACCCGCTCGCGGTCGGGCGGCGTGACAAGCAGAGCCGCGCGCGCTCCATCCAGGGCCGCATGCAGCAGGGCAGGGTGCATTGGCCGCGCAGCGCCCCGTGGTTGGGACCGGCCATGCGCGAGCTGATGCGGTTCCCGAACGCGCAGCACGACGACCGCGCGGATGCGCTGGGCCACCTGGGTCTGCTCCTCGATGAGATGGCGCCCAAACGCCAGCCCGCGCCTAAGCCCGTCAAATCCTGGGCGGACAAGCTGGGCAGTATCAGATCGAGTCATCAACGCAGCGCAATGAGCGCCTAGGGAGCATCAACGTGGCAAACCCCCAAACCAAATCCGCGCGCGCCATCGAGACGACGTATGCCAAGTGGCGCGAAGCCGTCGAAAATGGGAAGTCCCGGCAAGAGGCTGCGCATGCAGTAGGGTACAAAAGCTGGTCGAGTCTGCGGGATCTGTTCAAAACCCGGGGACTGGACGCAGACTTCGGCACGCCGCGCTCGCGGGTGGTGTCCAAAAGCGACGTCCCCGCGCCGATTGCCTGTGTGGATGACATCCTGGAGCGCCGCCGCCGCGAATACGCCCGGCGGGTCGCGCACGAAGAGGCGCGCAAAATGGTCGAGATCGGCATCGAGGACGATGTCGGCATCATCGGCCTGCTGGTTCATGGCGACGAACACCTCGACAACCCCGGCACAGACATCGCTGCGGTCGAGCGTTCGGTCCGGCTCGTGCAGGAGACGCCGGGGCTTTATGCCGCCTCGATGGGCGACGTTACCGACGCATGGGTCGGGCGGCTTCAGCACCTCTACAGCGAGTCGACCACGACGCTCGGCGAGGCCATCGCGCTGTGCGAGTGGTACATCAACGCGCTCGGGGATAAGTTTCTGTTTGCCGTGGGCGGTAACCACAACGCTGCGTGGTGGGGTGACAACGACCCGCTGATCAACCTGATGCGCGCCAACGGGACGCTGTACCTGGACAACGAAATCCGGGTGGCGCTGAACATCAACGACGCCCCGCCCGTCACGATCTACGCGCGCCACGGCTGGCCGGGCCGCTCGATGTGGAACGCCGGCCACGGCACACAGCGCGCGGCGCAGATGGGCGCAACCGATGACGTCTTGCTGGGCGGTCACACCCACGTTTCGGCCTACGGTCTGGTGCGCCAGCAAGGACGCGACGCCGTGACGCACTGTATCCAAGTGGCGAGTTTCAAGGTCCACGACCAGTACGCCCGCGATCTGGGGCTTCGCGACGGCCACATCAGCCCCGCGGTTCTGCTGATACTCGATCCCCGCGCAACAGGCCCCGGCCGCGTGCTGGTGTTCCATGACATCGAGCAGGGCGCGCGCGTTCTCACAGCGATGCGGGATTGTGCTGTAAAATAATCGCAGCGCGAGTATTGGGGGCCGCATGATACGAGAGTTATCCGTAGAGCCCTTCGGCGCGTCCTTCACGCTTGTGCTGGGGGATAGCTCACTTGAGCGGCTGTCCAAGAAGCTCGGTACGGATCTCGAGGCCGGCCTCTCGCGTGCGGCGGTCTACCGCTTGGATGCCAGCGACGGTGCGTCGGTTATGATCATGCACTTGCCCGAAGAACGCGACGAAGAGCTGGTGTGGCACGAGGCGTTGCACATGGCGACGGCCATCCTCGACATCCACAACGTAGAGATAAGCCACAAAAACGACGAGGTAATGGCCTATCTCCAAGGGTCGATTGTCAGGGAAGTGGACAAGTGCGCGTACCGTCGGGGTGTCAATAGGACAAAACGAAAATCCAAGGTAGAATAATCGCACAGCGAGTACTGGAGGCGCGATGCGCGTACCGGCGGCAGTCATTTACGTGATCCTTGGCGGACTAATCACCTTGTCGTGGTTAAACCCGTACATCGCCGCCGCCTTGATGGCGGCTCTTGCCGGCGCCACCGGAATAATGATGGCGATTCACGGGGTTCATCCTTGGTTCGGGTACTTCTTTGTAGGGTCAGAACTGATCGACCCTGAGAATACGCCCTAATGGCGGCAGGCAAACAGAAAGCGGGCGAGCATACCTACGATGGGTATGACATTGCGCGTGAAGAACATGCTCGTTACATACGCGCGCGTGACGCGGGGCACAAGGATTTTGTCCGTGATGCGATGAAATTTGACGAGTTCTACCGGGGCGAGCAGTGGGATGCCCAGGACGTAGCCAAACTCGAGGCTCAGGGCAGACCCGCCAGCACAATTAACCTGGTTCTTCCGACCATTAACACGATGGTCGGCGAGTTTATGAACCAGCAAGCCGACATCCAGTTCAAGCCACGTCGCGGACAAGCGAGTGAAGAGGTCGCGTCAACGCTGACCAAGCTCGCGATGCACGTAACAGACGCCAATTCCTACGAGTTTGTCGAGAAAGACATCCTTGAAGACGGTCTGATCACGGGTCGTGGGTACTTCGACGTCCGAATAGACTTTTCGGATAACGTTTTAGGCGAAGTTCGCATTCAGTCACTCGATCCGAGGGAGGTTATCCCCGATCCAACAGCGCGTGAGTACGATCCAGCCACATGGAACGAGGTTATTACGACCCGCTGGATGTCGTTAGACGAGCTGGCGGTGATTTACGGCGAAGATAAAGCTGAAGAGCTGCGGTATTACCAAGGCGCGGGCACCACGTTCAACGACGACACGATCAAATTCGAGGAGCGCGGCAACTTCGGCGACGAACACGCGCTGTTTCAGATCGGGGCCTACGATGACATGATCCACGGACGGACGATTAAGTCGATCCGTATCGTTGAGCGACAGTTCTACCGCCTTGCAAGGGTCAAAGAGTTCGTTGACCCCGTGCAGGGTGACACAAGACCCGTGCCAGAGAGCTGGAATCAGGAAAAGATCCAGCTCTACAGCGACGCCAAGGGCCTGTTGATCCGTGAACGGCTGACACGAAAGGTACGTTGGCGGGTAACTGCCGACTGCGTGATGTTGCACGACTCGTGGAGCCCGTATCCCACGTTCACAGTCGTACCGTTCTTCTGTTATTTCCGCCGCGGCAAGCCGTTTGGCGCGATGAAGAACCTGGTCGACCCTCAGAAGATTGTCAACAAGGTCGAGAGCCAGATGTTGCACGTCGTGAACACGACGGCCAACAGCGGCTGGATCGTTGACGCAGGCGCACTGGCCAACATGACGGTCGACGAACTGGCCGCGCGGGGCGCCGAAACCGGCCTGGTGATCGAGCGCAACCCCGGCAGGGAGATCGAAAAAATCCACCCAAACGCGGTGCCAAGCGGGCTCGATAACATCTCGGTCCGTAACATTGGCCTCGTGCGCGAAATCAGCGGCGTCAACGCCGCGATGATGGGGCTCGAAAGCGCCTCTGTGTCGGGCGTCGCGCTCGAGAACAAGCAGATTCGCGGCTCGGTGCAGCTCCAGACGGTGCGCGAGAACCTGAAGCGCACGCGCAAACTGGTGGCCAACAAGATCCTTGAACTGGTGCAGCGCTTCTACACAGAGGAGCGCGTGTTTCGCATCACCGGCTACGACGGCGATACCGAAGAGCTGGTGGTGAACGCGCGCGATGCTGCAGGCCAGATCGTGAACGACCTGACGCTCGGCGAGTACGAGGTCGTGGTGGCCGCGATGCCCGCGCGTGACAACTTTGAAGAGACTCAGTTCGCGCAGGCGCTCTCGTTGCGCGATGCCGGGATCGCCATCCCCGATCACCGCGTGATCCAGTACAGCGGCCTCCACCGCCGGCAAGAGCTGGTAGAGGAGGTGAAGAACATGACCGGCTTCGGCGAGCCCTCGCCGCAGCAACAGATGATGCAGGAGCTGCAGTTCAAAGCGCTGCAGGCGGAAGTCGAGAATCTCATCGCTGATGTCGAGCAAAAGCGCAGTGCCGCCATGCTCAATACCGCGAAGGCGCAGTCAGAGGCCGAGAAGCCTGCGCTGGAGCGTGAACAGATGCAGGCCGACATGGCCATCACGGCAGAGGAACAGTCGACGCGCATGGCCGTGCAGCGTTTGAAAGAGATGTCCTCGCAGCTACAAAAAATTCTCGATACCCAGACAAAAGTTCGGGTAGAGGATAACAAGGCAAACGCCGCCGCCAACCAACGGAGAAAACCTGATGCTGGAAGTAAGCCAAAGCCCAGACGTAAGTGACCTCAATCTTGTTACCGATCAGCCCGGGTTTGGGATGCAACCCCGGGACGACAGCGGCAGGTTTACGCCCGCCGAGCCGGTAGCCGAAGAGCCCGCCCCCGAGCCTGAGCCAGAGCCCGAAGTCGCTCCTGAGCCCGAGCCTGTTGCAGAACCGGACGCCGAAAAGCCCGAAGCCGCGCACAAGCGCGATACGCCCGAAGAACTCGCGCGGAAGAAGGTTCCGTACACGCGTTTCAAGGAGGCGCTCGACAAAGAGAAAGAGAAGCGGCGCGCGCTCGAGGAGCGGCTCCAGGCCGCAGAAGCGCGCATGCAGCAGTCCGACATGGTGGACATTGACGACACGCAGCTCACGCGGCTGGGCGATCTGCTGATCGAGGGTAAAACGGTCGAGTACGCCGCGGGGCTGAAGCAGATCCTCCAAAGCGCCGTGCAGACGGGCGTGAAGATCGCAACCGAGAAGGCCGTTGCGCAACAGACCGTGCAGCAGGTTGCCATGACCGCCGAGATGGAGCGCGCGCAGGCAGCCGAGCAGTGGGCGATGAAGTACGACGTTTTCGATCCGCGGTCAGAGAACTTCGACGAGGGCCTGACGTCGGAGGCGATTGCGCTCCGCGATGCTTACGAGTCGCGGGGCTTCACGCCGAGCGAAGCCATTGGCCGCGCTGTGCAGACGCTCGCGCGCGCCTACGAGCTGGATCTCCCCGGCGAGGAAGCGCCGCCTGCGGCAGTGCCTGCCCCGGATCGCAAGCCGATTACGCAGAAGAAGCTGGCGGCAGCCTCGCTACAGCCCCCCGTCGCGCAAGGCGTGGGTGAGCTGGACACCGCGCCGTCGCTCCTGAAACGCGTCTCCGAGATGACGCAGGATGAGTTTGATGCACTGCCCGAAGCGGAGCTGGAGAAGCTGCGCAACGGCATCTACCGGTAATCAGAGGATACATCCATGAAGAAAGACCCCCGTCTCGAGCGCGCTGGTGTGAGCGGCTACAACCAGCCCAAGCGTACGCCCGGCCACCCTACCAAAAGCCACATTGTGGTGGCCAAGCAGGGCGACCAGATCAAGACCATCCGGTTCGGCGAGCAGGGCGCCAAGACCGCCGGCAAGCCCAAAGCCGGCGAGTCCCAGGCCATGACCGACAAGCGCGAGAGTTTCAAGGCACGTCACGCGGACAACATCGCGCGCGGCAAGATGAGCGGCGCGTACTGGGCCGACAAAGAGAAGTGGTGAGTTGCGAGCGGCGCGTGCCCACTTGCTTAGAGTAATAGCGGTGCTATTATGTATCCGTGAGTAGAACAGGCATTTCGTGCTGGCGTATCCAGCATGCCGATCTACCAAAATTGTTTCGCCCAGCCCGTCCGGCGTGAAGAGAAGGGTTTAACGACTTCTTTTTCTTTTCACCCTGTAGGAGGGGTTTGCAATGGCTACTACCAATTTTGCTTCGCTCACTACCGAAGAGCTGAAGCTGTGGAGCATGGATACCTGGGCCGTAGCGCGTCGTCGCTCGTTCTGGGAGCAATTCACCGGCACCGACGAGAACGCAGCCCTTCAACGTATCAGCGAATTCAAAGCTGATCGCAAGGGCGCCAAGGCCGTCATCACGCTTACGCCGGATCTGAGCGGCAACGGTGTGATCGGCGACCAGGCGATGACCGGCAACGAAGAGGCGATGGTTGCCTACGACTGGGTGTTCCAGGTCGACCAACAGCGCAACGCCGTTAAGCTGGCTGGCCGCATGTCCGACCAGAAGAGCATCGTGGACTTCCGCAAGAAGTCGCGTAACGCGCTTGGCTACTGGCTTGCCGACATGCGTGACCGTCTGATTACGCTGAAGCTCTCCGGCGTTGCGTTCAACAAGCGCCTCGATGGCACCACGATCACCTTTAACGGTGCTCCCGACACGCTGACCAACCTGTCGTTTGCGACCGCTGTCGCTCCGTCGAGCAAGCGTAAGCTGTATCTCGGCGCCAGCGCCGCGATCACCGACGGTCTGGGTACCGACGCTGCGGCGGGCACTCTGCGTGACTTCACCTACGACGACATCGTGAAGCTGCAGGCGCTGGCCAAGACCCGCGGCATCAAGCCGGTACGCGGTTCGGGTGGCATGGAGGCATACCACCTGGTGATGCACCCCAGCCAGCTCGCACGCCTCAAGCTTGATAGCAACTTCATCCAGAACGTTCGCCATGCCGGCATTCGCGGTGACAAGAACTCGCTGTTCCAAGGCACCCCGAACTCCGTTCTGGTCGACGGCGTGATGATTCACGAGACGCTCTACTGCTACAACACCCTGGGCGCAGCCTCGGGCAGCCGTATGGGCGCAACTGGCGTGGATCACGGCGCACGCGCGCTGCTTCTCGGCGCGCAGGCGGGTGCCATCGGCGACATCGGCGACATGGAGTGGACCGAGAGCGATGTGAACGACTACGGCAACCAGCCGGGCATCGCGATCAGCAAAATCTGGGGCGTAGACAAGCCGCAGTTCAAGGGTTCGTGGGACGACTCCGCGAACCTGCAGGACTTCGGCATCATCACTGTCGACGCCAAGATTGCTTGATGAGGTGACCCATGGCTAAAGCTGAGAAAGCTGCAGCCTCTGACACGGCCCCGGTATCCGGGGCCGCTGTCGAGGTCATCGACTTCAACGGTCTGTCCATCCGCATCGATGCTGACTTCGTGTCACCTGGTGTCACGCGTCACATCGAGTTTGGAGAGGGCCAGGTCTTCATGTTCATCGCCGACGAGCCGCGGAAACTTCCTCCGTACGCCATCGTCCCGTGCCTCGCGCAGGGCGTGCAGCTCGCCAAGTAATTCCTCCGGGCGTTGCCCCCGTAACAGGGGGCCTTTTTTGGTAAGAGGGTAAGATGGCCACAACCGTAGCGGACCTGTTGGTACGTGTACGCAACCTGCTCCAAGATCAGGACGGCGTGCGTTGGGTCGATGACGAGCTTGTGCGGTGGGTAAACGACGCCCAGCGCGAGATCGTGCTCCTGAAACCTGATTCGTATTCCACGCGTACGACGCACTCGTGCGTGTCGGGGACGTTGCAAAACCTCCCGTCGGACGGTCTTCAGATTCTGGATGTAACGCGTAACCTCGACGGGACCAAGCGCGCGATACGCTTGGTGTCGCGGTACATCCTAGACGCCGAAAACCCGACTTGGCACTCGGCAACGGAGTCCTCCGACATACGCGTATTCACGTTTGATGAGCGCGCTCCGACTTCGTTTTATGTTTTCCCCCCTGCTCAGGCCGCGGCGCAGATTGAGATCCTTTACTCGACCGCCCCGCCGGTTGTCAGTTTGGTCAGCAACCTGTCGCTCAACGACATCTATGTCGGGGCGATCGTGGATTACGTGTGCTACCGGGCGTTCAGCAAGGACGCCGAGTACGCGCAGAACGGAACGCGCGCGGAAACGCACTACGTCAAGTTTATGAACTCGCTCGGCGTCAAAGCCCAGGTCGAAAAGACGGAAGGGCCTAACGAGCAGTACAACGCGGCGTACATTCAGAGGGGCACACGTTAATGCTCCTGGCGGACTTTCCGCCCTATGTAGCGTTGGAGCTGCCCGGGTGCGATGACTTCATCATCCAACGGGTAGTGCGAGAGGAGTTGCATAACCTGTACTGCTACAACACGTTGTGGCTTTACTCCGATACGCCGACTATCGATTCCACCGGCACGCTGTCATTTAATCTCCCTGCACAGACGATGGTGCATGAGATACGCAGCCTGCGCGTCGATACACGGGATATCACCCCCGTTGGAACGGGCTCTGTGAACAGCCACGAGTACGACGATCCCGGCAAGCCCGAAGTCGTGTTCCTGCAGAATGATGCCTGGGTTGCTCGTCCTGCGCCTGAAACGACGCTGAACGCCTCAGCCGTACTGCAGATTGGGCCTGTTGCCACCGCTACCGAAGTGCCCGATGCGATTGCCAACAAGCACCGCCCCCTGTGGGAGCACCTTGTGTTGACGCGCCTGCAGGCGATGGCCGGGCAGGAGTGGTCTAATCCCAAGATTGCCAGCTACCACGCGGCAGAAGCCACGCGGCTGGTGTACGAGGAACGCCGTCGAATGGACGGCTGGTCTGCACGCCGCGCTCCGGTGGTTCGGTATGGAGGCATCTGACTGCGCCGTTCTGTGGGGAGATGAGGCCGGATGGTTTGCCTCCCGCCTCGATGCCTCTTCGCTCGCCGCGCGCGACACTTACTGGCTGACACATCACCCCGTCGACCTGATTGAAGCAGGGGGATTTCT